GCATGACGTACCAACAAACATCACCCAACTCAATAACAAGGTGCTCACGATTATCATCGTTCCAAGGTTTTCCTTGGAAAATAACTTTCTTAACGATCTCCATAAACTCACCACCTTCAGCACTAATCCCAACAGCAGCAGTAAGAAGCCTGTGAATATTGGCACCTTTTCCGTCAAGGGCACTAAGACTCTCAAGGAAAGATTGATAATCTTTACTGGGATCGGATGTGACACCATCCACGAATATAGCGTATTTGTTGAGGTCAACTTTATTATCGTTGTAATTTATATTTGGTTGTTGGTTGTTGTGTGTGTTGAAGTCTCCAGACATAATTAGAATTTTAATGCGTCAAATTTACTGAGCATTTTGCTCTTATCAGAATTATACTCCACTTCTTGTCCACTGTCAATAATATCATCTTGTGCTCTTTGTTCACAGTCATATAGTTTCATCTTTGCACGATCTACACCTATTACAAATCTCTTATTTAAAGTTGGATCATGATAACGATTCTTCAATTGCTTGACCATTATCTGCCCGACCTCCTCCAATTCCTCCGTACTAATAAGAGCAAACATAAGATCAGCAGTTGCGGGAAGCCCAAAACTTTCGCTTGTATCAGTAAGATCAACATCACTATTACCATAGCCAGAACGAGTCGTCTGAGTAGCGGAGACGATAGGTACATTAGTCTCAACTGCAAGACCCCTGAGCTCTTCAGCAATCGCCTTAATATAGGAATACGAGTTGACATTGGAATTTGCCCGATATCTACTAGATGCACATATATTTAGATAGTCAATAAAAATGATATCTGGTTTAAATGACTTCTTAAGTGCGAGTTCATTGAGTAGTGCTTTAAAGTGTCCTGAGTGTGCTGATGCAGTAGGATATTCTTTAATAATAATTGTTCCTTGTGTTTTCTTTGCGATACTAGTTACCTTATTTTCAAACATCATCTCAGGTAAATCTATCAATTGTTGAATCGGAACATTCAATAGATTAGCATCAATTCTCTCTGCAATTTTCTCCTCAGCCATCTCAAGCGTGATGTATAATACGTTCTTCCCTTGGAGTAACACACTGCTTGCGACATGACACATAAACAAAGACTTACCAACACCAGTGCCAGCAAGAGCAATATTGAGTGTTTTATTAGGAAGACCACCCTTCGTAATCTTATTGAAAAAATCGAGGTCGAATTGAATTCGAGTTTCCTTTTGATGATAGTATTTGTATCTTTCTTCATAGTCTTGTAAATAATCGTGTCCAACATTATTATCAAAACTAACTGCTAATGCCTCTGACAATATCGAGGGGATAGCATCTCTAGTTTTTTTCTTTTCTGTATTACCATCAGATATGCTGATTGATTCAACAAGTGCGAGATAGATAGCACGATCTCTACACCATTTTTCTGTGGTATCAAATAACCATTGAAGATCACTTTTCTCTTCATTTAAGTCTGTTACCAAATTACTTATATCTTTAAATCCTTCATCACTTATATCTGTTCTCTTTTCTGATTCAATAATAATTGCTTCTTTAGTTGGAAGATTATTATACTCAATAATAAATTTAGAAATCTCTTCAAATGTTACCTTCTCATGAAGACTTTCAAAGTATTCACCTTTAATAAAAGGTAGTACTTTTCTAGAGTACTCCTCGTTAATTATTAAGTTTTTTAGAATTGTAGTTTCAATTCGTTCCATAAAGTATAAAAGCGTAGTCTCATTATATTGTTAGATGTTACTATTGTCAAGTCCCATTGTTTTATCTCCTATTCTATTCATTATTTGCCTTTGTTCATATTGAAGAAAAGAATTTAATATGTATTTTGAATTTCCACCTGTAAGAGGTTTTCCTCGATGAAGATAACTCCATGATACAGGAAACATAAGAATTGATCCAGTAGATACTGTGGTCTGATAATTATATTGAGGAAAAAAAGTTTCACCTCCATCAAAATCATCATTCAAATAACATACAAGAGCTAAGAATCTTTTTGCATTATCAGCATCACTAGCATCAACATGAGTATCATGCTGTTGATCTCCATCACACAAATATCTTTTTAGTCCAAAGTTTTCATATCTATATCTTTTTGGCCATTGACAATCATCAATAATGGTATCTTTTTTATATTGTGAAATTACAAATTCAAATCTACGGATAACTTGATTAAAAGATTCCTTAAATTCACGATGCTGCATAATATCAAGTCTTTGGCAATTACAAGCACCACAAAGTTTTCTTCCCTCCTCATCATGGCAGAGACTCAATTTTTTGATTTGCTCTTCCTGTTCCCTCCACAACTTCTCATATGTGTTAATCATATGAGAACACAATTCTGGAGGAAGAATATTTTTATAAAGTTTAATAAATTGAGGATCCATTGTAGTTTTAATTCGTTCCATAACTATATTCTTCAACAGCTATATCGTTTAACTTCTTCATTATGTCATCAGTAAAATATTTGTCAGGATTCTTATATATTTCTTTTGCATAGACTTTCTTACCATTCATTTCATATCTACCTGCAACATTCTTCCAGAGACCACCAAGTTCTCCAAGATCAAGTAAACCATAATACTTATCAAGACCTCGTTCATCATAATACAAACGAATCAATACTTCTTTATTCTCTTTACTTAGACGTGATTTATGAGTCTTTGCTTTGATAATATTTCCGATAACTTCCTTGCCATCCTTTTCCTTTTTCTTGCTGAGATAAATGATTGTAGACGCTGCATATTTGAGTCCACTACCCCCTCCCATTTCTTTAGTTGGTACATAAGCTCCGATGACATCATAAGTGTGATTTGTAACTATTAGTGGAATGTTTGCCAAACCCAATTTAAGGGTAAGCATACGGAATGCACCTTTGATAAGTTGAGATTTTGTCATGTCTCTCACTTGCTTATCATTCAATGCATCATTTATTTCTTTCTCTGTGGAAAGCATACCTAAAGAATCTAATACAAACATACAAGGCTTGCGATTCTCTTCATCTGTTTTAAGGTATATATCAACTGCCTTTAATGCCTTCTGTCTAAACTCTTCAATTGTTACGACATTCACAACAACCAACCGTGTCGTATCAACTCCACGAGACTCCAATAGTCCTCGATTGACTGCTGCTTCAGTGTCAAAATAGAGACAATACCCATCAGGGTTAGTGTCCAAAAAGTTTTTGACAACAGCAAGGGAAAAATAAGTCTTTCCAGTAGAGCTTTCGCCAGCGATGGCAGTAATCTTATTACTAGAAACGCCACCATAAATGGAACCAGAAACAACTGCATTAAAAATATAACTTCCTGTATCAATGAATCTTTCAGTTTCATTAATTTCTGACGCAATTTGGGTGTAGTCATCCCCGATCTCTTTTACTATTTCTTTTAAAAAATTCATACTATGCTACAATGTCGAATACTTCTCTAAGAACTTTTTTATGTGGATACCCTTCTTCAATCAAGAATTTAGTTAATCTTAACTTTCTATGCAACTCGTTACGGAATTGCCTTTTCATTGCATCTGGATGATTTGATTCATTCAATGCCTCCATTAACTCTTTCAATTCTTCGTTGTCGATTGGTAAATCCATGATAAAAGTTTAAGTAACCTTATTATAACACCTTATTTTAGTTTTGGCAATCAAGAGAAAAAACTTTCTAAAGTGATCTTTCTTTCATCTGACCAACCAATCGCATTTAATACTGCCTTCATCGGATCAAGGAATGCCTTATCAAATTGAGTATCATAATCAACATACTTTTCTAAATCAAGTTCCTTTGGAAAATCTTGAATAAATGAAATCACATTCTCTCTTGTAGGATTTGGTTTTTTCAAATAACAGAACTTTATCTTCTCACCGTTCTGTATGTATGCATACTTCTTATCAAGTTTTCTTTCTTTAACATAATAATTAAACAGTAATGCACCACGAACATGCATCGGTGTTCCTTTTGCATATATCGTATTCACACCTTTATACTTAACTACATTTGAAACTGACCTTGGGAAAGATATCTCTTCGGGTGGGAGAGACTTAAATTTAGTTCGACAACCTTCAATGTAATCTATCATCTCATCTTCAGTACCACTCATCATCACTTTCAATCCGTTCTTAATCATAGTCCGACAAGGTGCAGGTGTTGATGACTTGACTGCTTCAATGCCCATGATCTTCAACTTGGCATCCCCATATCTGACTCCTTCACTATCCCATACATTCAAAATGTATCTTTTCTTTGCTGTCCATATACCACGATCTGCAATGTTCTCTCTTTTCATAAACATCTTTTGGTCATAAGCATTTACATAGTTGGCCAACGCTTGATAAGAATCCGAAATATATTTCTCAAATTCCACTTCACACACCTTATCAAGGAAATCAACGACCCCTTCAGCATTCTTCTCTCTGCCTTCGAATACTGCGTCAATAAAAGGCCCCAAATTAAGATAAATGGAATCGGTATCAGAAGCAATAACATAATCAATGTCCTCCGTTTTTAAGATGTTGTTTAATTTACGATTCATTTTGTTTTCAATCCAACGAATTGAAACCTGTCCTGAAAGCGTGATTGCTTCCGCATTTGCTAGTTTAAAATAACGGAAGTACTGATTGCCGATAGCACCATAAGCAGAATTAAGAGATATTTTCTTTGCCATCTGAATGTTGTTACACCTTGCAATCTCTTTTTCAAGAGTCTTTGTTTTGTTTTTTTCATAAGATTTCTTTGCCTCAATCATTTTCTTTTTGAAGATAACTCTTTCGTTATACATCTTCTCCATCAATTCGGGTAAGAACCCTTTGATGTCTTTCCGATACATCGCACCATTTGCACATACCGCAGTGTCTTTATACATTTCAAATGTTACTTCTTCAGAAAGTATTTTATCAACTGTGACTGATGGATGCCTCTGTTCGAGTAATGTTTCTGGGGAAATATTATATTGCATAATGAGATGAGGATATAGACTGTTAAGGTCAAAACTAACCACCCAATCATACTTTCCTGGTATCGGTTCTTTAACATAAGCACCTGCATATTGCGAGTCTTTGTCTGTTCTTACCTTCGGAGGAATCACAACGTTCTTTCTCTTCAAGTAATTATAGATGATTGAATCCCAAGTTCTTACTTGAAAAAACACATCTGTATAATTTACTTTAGCATCATATGCCATCGTCAGACAAAGTTCAATTAACTTCATCTTATCTTCAAGTTGGTCTACGAGTTCTACATCAATGATGTTATATTCAATAAACTTTTGCCAATTACCTGTATAGAAATCTCTGAAGGTATCAAACTCAGAGTGGTCTAATTTCTTTTTACCAAGTTCAACATTTGCAATGTGATCTAAACGATATGACTCTTGGTTTGTGTATGTAAACTTACGATATAGATCAAGGTAATCAATAACTGATATACCAGCCATCTCACAAGATATTTGTTTACGACCTTGCACAACAAAATCTTTTTTTCTTACATAACCCCAAGGAGAAAGTTTACGAACTTTCTTCTCACCCATTAGTCTTTCTATGCGTCCTACAATGTATGGAATATCATACAACTCACAGTTCCAACCAGTAATCACTTCTGGAGTATTTGTCTGCCAATACTCTAAAAAACGATCAATTAAATTATATTCATCCGTACACTGAACATATCTTACATCATCTCTTGTATTATTGAAGGGTCTAGATGCAAAACAAATTATCTTCTTAGTTGTATAATCTTGTAGAGTAATTGCTAATAATTCTTCTGCACAATTGAAAACATCAGGGAAACCACTTTCAGCAGCAACCTCAATATCAATTGTGACTAATTTAATTTTACTAATATCAAACTTAATTTCCTCTTCTGGATATTTCTCAGAAATATATTGACAGATATACCTATCATTTCCATAAACATCAAATCCCTCTACACCAGAGTATTTTTCAATAAATCCTTTGCACTCGGATATTTTACCAGGTTTAATTGGTTCGACACTATCTCCTTCTAGAGTTTTATACTTTGATTTTTTCTTCGAAGGTACATAAAAAGTGGGATTAAATGTTTCTCTCGCAGTAAAATGCTTGCCATTCTCATATCCACGGACAAGAATTTCATCAAACCTTTGGTGGACATTTGTATAAAACCTCATTGAGTGATCTTAATATATTCTTTCAATATGTGTTGTGATGGATCAACAAGTGTCAATATCTTATCTGAACTCATAAACATTTCTGTACTAGAAGTTAAATCAGACATCCACTTTAATAATTTTCCATCTATTATAACACATGGATTAATTAATTTACAATCTGGTTGACCGATATCTGCTAAGACTTCATCAATCTCAGATATCAGAATCGTTTGATTCGTTAAGTATAAGACTTGGATCGGGTTTGCTGGTTCCACTTCCTGATCCGTCGGTAGATCCGTCTGTATCATTAGATCGTCTTCCATTCATTCTGTCCTCGTAATTTTTTTTGATAGAATCAAGTGGTTCTGCAATACAGACCACCCAATCTTTATTTACAATAATATCATCATCCTTAGATAATGTCATCCATTTGTAATAAGCAAGTTCATGTTTTTCTTTACTTTTATCTTCGACTAAAACTTCAGATGTTTTAATCTTAATACAATATGGTTTTCTAAAAAGATAAGACACTAATATATCAGTTTCTTCTTGACGAAACTCTGAGATATCAGCAATAACCTCTTCTCCAGATTTTAGTAGTGCAAGTTTAATACTCATATTTAATCTTAATTAGAGTGGTAGATTCCTATAGCCGCTATTCCTGAATCTACCAAAGGGGAACACCGCAGCCAGTATTTCTCTGACTTTTATATTATACCACAAAAAAAGGGATCGTCAAGATCCCTAAAGTATTGCTTTCATAATAAACTCATTAGATAATATAGGATCACCAAATAGATCTAATTGTATTTGATCTGCATCTACCTCAACATCATCCTTATTCTTACGACAATGTAACCAGTAGTAAGTACCATTCTCCCTCTTATAGAAGAAACTGGTGTTATGTGAGTCAAGACATGCTACATGAAGCACACATGGATATGTTACCTTACGATTTGGATCTGGTTTGGTTGACTTACCCATGCTTCCATACATGGGTTCCTTACCACTACCATGAGCAGTAGGTGTGTCTCTTAAGACGTGCCAGTCATATCCTACCATATTCAAAGATAATTTTTTCTTGCATGATGTTCTGGTACTACTTTACCCAACTTGACGGTAAGAAGTCCATCTTTGAATTGAACCTCTCGGACTTCAAAGTCGTCTGAAAGTGTCCATTCTCTTGTGAAACTTCTTTGAGCCAGTCCTTGATGGACATACTCGGATCCTGTCTCTTTAGTTTCTTTGGATCCTTCGATAATAAGTTTTCCATATTCGGTGTAAACCTTGAGATCTTTTTTACTGAATCCTGCTAGTGCAATTTCTAGTACAGACTCAACATTATTTACATGAATAAGATTGTAGGGTGGATAATTTGTTGTAGTTTCGTAATTATTAAAAAAGCGGTCAAGGTAATCATCCATACCTATACCGTTCTTTGAGATTATTTTCATCAACTCTGGTAAGTTTGCAGAGTGATACTTTTGTAAGTAAGTCATAGTTCTCCTTTTAAGCGAGTGT